CTGACATGTTTTGTTGCAGCCAAACGCTAGTACTCCATCCAGTAATGGGGTGAGTGTGTCGTTGCAACAAGCGAGTAAGGGAAGTGATTTATGCAGTTTCGGCTGTAGGTTGCAACGCAACCTTTAAACCGGGTAGCATGGGTATCGAGCGTCGGTAGTGTTAGCAAACTACCCCATGTGAGGTGAATAGGGGGTGCATGAGTGCACCACTTAGGCATGCGTAGGAGGAGCATGTGCACGACCATTCCGACTGGTGCTAAACGTCGGATTCGGGCGCTTCCGAATCAAATAAAAACGACGAGTTGTGGTCTCGACCTCCACAAACCAACCCTTTCCTCTCGACCCACCATGACCACGACCAATGATTGTAACGAGTTCCCACCACTTGCGTGCCCGACATTCACGCAGGTGGCCGAAATGAGAAACATCACTCGGAAGCCGAGCTGGTGGCAGCGATTGAAACGTAAGGTCGCGAAGGACGTGTACACGAGCGGGTTGTTTGGAGCGCTTTGCTGCACTCCTAATGACGCGTATGCGGACTTTAAGCAGTGTGAGAAGCATGAACGTGCAGTGCGATTAGCGCTCATGCAATCACGCCATTACGGTTCCGCAAACAGTGCTATCACGATCGCGCTTGACCATGCGCTTAAGGAGGGGTACGACATGAGACAATCCGTCGTGCCCAAGGTTGAACCATATGAGGCTGAGGAGGAGCCCGAACCGGAAACGGGAACCGGCACACAGACGGTGGGAACATCGACTGCCAGCACTACAACTGGACAGACTGAGGGCGACGCGGAAGAGCGTGTCCTGTACGCCCGTCCACGTGCTACACCGGTTGCCGCTCCAACTCCCCCCCCGCCACCACCACCCTCAGCTGTAAGAGCAGTACCGGCCTTCACAGCTGCCGTTGTCACCTCGTTGAGATGTAAGCTTGGACAACGGCCCGGATCGACACCGGGTAACAAAGAAGTCGTCGAGCGCGAGGCCTTACGGCTTATGCGTGATTACAACGTCAGAGAGATTGATCGTATTACTCATCTCCCACTCATAATTCGAGCGTACTTTAATGAAGACGTTCATTACCGTGCGGTAACGCATGCGTCGCGGATGTCAAAATTCCAGAAATGGTTGCTTGGCAGACCGACGCCGGTAATGGATGACGTCACTTGTTAGGGGCGCCCGATGCGGATGCCGGGACTTGATACTAAAACCGAAGTTAAAATGTCGGCCAGTGTCAAGGGTGTCCTCTCGGTTATTCCAAATGGGCTGACAGCAAGAGAGCGTACTTTTATTGCGGTGCGCAATCTAGGACCCACACACAATCTGGGTGTGTTTAATAGCAATATAGCATGCGTGGAGCGAGCCTTGATGGAACGGTACTTCATGTGCAAGGTGGGTGGAGAATTCCTCCCGGCGCTGCGTGTGCGACCTCGTACTTACGTGCGCAACAAGTGGCTTCAGCGGATTAGGGATGAAGTAGTTCTGGAGTGTAGGGGAGCCCCGGTAGTGACCGTTGACCGTGTTGTCAATTCTTACACCGGGTCTAAACGTGCCCTATACGAGAGAGCCGCAATATCACTATCTGTGGTGCCATTCAGTGCGCGCGATGCCAGATTAACAGCTTTTGTTAAGTACGAAAAACAAGACTTGAGCAAAGCCCCTCGGATCATTAACCCACGCTCGCCACGTTTCAATTTGGTATTGGGTCAGAGGCTGAAGTTCTTAGAGAAGAAGATCTACATGGCGATTAATGACGCCTATGGTTCTGTGACAACGAATACCGTGATCAAGGGTCTCAACGTTTATGACGTTGGCCGTGTATTGCGGGACAAGTGGGAGCGATTTCGCGACCCAGTTGCCCTGGGTTTGGACGCCACGAAGTTTGATATGCACACCTCGGTGGAAGCATTGAGATATGAGTGGTCGTACTACTATGGCATATTCCCTTTCGACGCTACCTTGCGGGAGATCGGACCCATGCAACTCAGTAATGCAGGAACTGCGTACTGTGCTGATGGCAAAGTGAAATTCCGCATGCAAGGTACGCGATGTTCGGGGGATGTCAACACCTCTTTGGGTAACTGTATAATCATGTGCTCGTTAATTTATGCGCGAGCGCGTGAACTTGGCGTTGTTGTGGAGCTGGCGAATAATGGTGATGATTGTGTGGTCATCATGGAACGTGCGGATTTAGTGCGGTTTCAGCGCAAGCTGGAGCCGTGGTTTGCGCGTTATGGGTACCGCATGACGTCCGAAGAACCTGTAGACACGTTTGAGCGCATTGAGTTCTGCCAATCGCGACCAGTCCAAACCACTAGCGGCTGGTGCATGGTTAGAAACATCGCCGCGTGCTTCACGAAAGATCCCATGTGTTTGGTGCCTATCCAAACCGTCAATGTGTTGAGAAAGTGGTTGGCTGCCGTAGGTGACTGCGGAATGGCGATTACTAGAGGTGTGCCGGTCATGCACGCTTGGTATTCGGTGTTCCGGAGGCACGGCACTCAGTACTCGCAAGGGTTCCTGAGCACAATCATTAAGAATACGGGTGTATTAGAACGTATGCGTGCTGTATCGCATGGAACTAATTCCATTACGGCACATGCACGCGCGAGCTTTTACTTCGCTTTCGGTATCAACCCTGATGAACAGATAGCGCTAGAGGCGTGGTTTCAGAGAACTACCATCAGCCCATCAATCACGATTGTCGATGACGTCGACTTCGCCACTATCGCCCCGGAGGGGTGTCACATATCTCAGCTTTGTCTTGCTTAGGTGCCGGCCTTAATGCAAGACAAGCAGATAAGTGGAAAAATGGTGAAACGACAGAAAACGAAACGCGTGATTATCGCACCCAGGAAGAAGAAGAACTCAGAAACCGCTGCTAAACGGGAAATGACACGACTTGGTAGCGCGCTCAGAACGTTAGGAGGCTTGGGAGGTACTGCCATCGGTTCAATGATGGGCATGGGCGCCACAGGTGGAAACCTAGGCACCGGTATCGGCGCGGCAATCTCGAAGTGGTTAGGGAGCGGGGACTATGTTGTTTCCGCTAACAGCATCACCCAGAGAGCATCCGCCGGTCAAGTACCTTCCATGCATCGAGAGGGACAAAGCATCGTTGTGCGCCATAAAGAATTTCTTACAGAGGTTCGTGGTGCGACATCGTTCACAATACGCAATGAGCTCTTTATCAATCCAGGGCTCGCGGTAACATTCCCATGGCTCTCGGCTTTGGCTGCGCAATATTCGCAGTATAAGATCAAGGGCCTTGTTTACCACTACGTTCCGACGAGTGGTAATGCTGTTTCCAGCACCAACGCGGCCTTAGGCACGGTGATGTTACAAACGTCATACCGTGCCACCGAGGCACTCCCCACGAGCAAAGTAGAGATGCTGAACGAGTATTGGTCCAGTGAGGCCAAACCTTCCGAGGAATTCTGTCACCCAATCGAGTGCGATCCCAAAGAAAACCCGTTTAACATCCAATATGTTCGTACTGGTGAGCTACCAGATGGTGAAAACCAGCTGATGTACGACCTCGGGCGCACAGTGGTGGCGGTATCGGGACAGCAGGACGACGATCGCGTGCTTGGTGACCTTTGGGTCACTTATGAAATCGAGCTAAAGAAACCCGTGTTGACCGGGCTCAACAACCAAACCATCCAAACGTATGCTGGTACGAATTCCTCTGCGGTGGGTTCAGGCAATCCGTTTGGTCTTGCGGCTGGTTGGAAGCAAACGTTCAACAGCATGCCAAGCAGCGTCACGTTTGCCACGAAC